GCACAGCTCTGCTGGATTATAATGTCATCCCCGTAGACCGAAAGGACCCCCCCTGGATGCACGTCCTCTAGGACGCTCGATGAGAGCGCCCAGAAGATTAGTGTTTCCAACTCGAAAGTGAAGCCATTTCCCATGGAACTCCACTTTTCCAGTCTGACGCGTTCGCCACTCGGCTTGAGAGCCCAGTGCGAACGTAAGGCATCGAGTGCAAATGCCCAGTCAGGAGGAAGGAGCTCGTAAACGAGCTCCACGCTAACGGTATCGGATGCCGCCTTAAGATCTAAGGTAGCGAGAGCCAGTTCCAACGCCTTTGCGGCGTAGCCCTGGTTTATCTCCTGATCATCCAGATCGATACCACGCCTCTTCAGACACCTACGAAAGAAACCTCCCACTCCTTTCTGGAGGTAGATGTTTCCCGTAGGCTCGATTGCTATAACGCGATCTGTCTTAGAGGACTTAGGCACGGTTGTGACCCTACACAGGTCTACTTCAGAGAAAGCCCATGGTACGAAACTCCATGGGCCCTCCGGATAGCGACCTAGTAGAGCACACGACCAATGAAGGTCGTGTCGAACGACGCTCTCCAACAACTCGAGAGCTCGTCCACTCACCGTGATGGTGTTTGCGGCGACTTTCTTATCCACCTGGGCGAATCGACGTTTTATGTCGAATGTCGCTCCGGGGCTCCACCCGAAGAACGGCTCAATACAGTGCAAACTAAACGGGCCGAGAAGACTTGCGATTTTCCTCTTTGCACGAAACATTCGTGCACTGAGCTCGGGTTTAATGACCCGAGTTCGGAAGTCTCTCATACGCTCGTTCGTTGCGCGGCACTGAGCTTCAGAAGCGTCGAACTTCTGCAGAGCAACAGACGCTACGTCGATGACTACCCTATGTTCCTTGTACTTACTAAGGTACTCGGTAACAAGGTAGTCACCAGCGAAGCGCTGCCATTCGTTCTCCAGATAATCGCCCGTAGGCAAGGATGAGTCAAGCAGCTCCAGTGGAGCATACTTGAACTTCAACCAAGCCGAAAGGGCGATCGGCGTGTCGATATGCTTACACAGAGCGAAGAAAACTTCGTCAATAGGGTAAGAACCCTTGTGTGGCATAGGAACTCTCCTTTGGGTTTGTGACCTTTTGGATCAGTAGACGTTTTGGAGATTCTCAACCATGTTGACGACTTGAGTGTCAGCAAGGAGGAGGGCAAGCATCTTGCGTAGATCTTTACGATTTTGCAAGGTGTTGCGTTCCGGGAGGACGATCTCACATGAAGATCTCGTGACGTACGATACCGTCGGTGGAGGCGTGATGCCTGCATCGTTGGTACCGAGCGTTTCGAGAGTCGGAATGTGGAAACCGACCTTGACCCTATTCACGCGGTTCGAAGACGAAGCCACGCCATTGCCGGCAGGGGGCGTGCGGATCAAGCTAAGGCTGATCCGCCAGAACCCTACCGGCGTGGCTTGAGACTGGTCCTCGTACCACCAGACACCGTTGGTGTCTGGTCCGAGCGGAGTGAAGGTGTGGTTCACAGGGGTTCCCTGTGCATCAGCGATGACAATCGCAGTGACTGCGGACATGAGCAAAAGCTCCTAAAGAATTGTCGAACAAAAGCTCGGCAAAGCCGAACCACGTTTGAGAGTGATTTTCCCAGTTCACGATCGCAGGTGTTATTTCCCCTTGATCAGAACCCTGAGAAGCGACGCGGCACTCACAAGCCGCCGCCAGCCAAGGCTGGCATTAAATTGAGGAAGTGTTGGACAAGGCCAAACGCCTAATGGGATACGAGTTTTATAAGAGTACTGATTGATGCCCTCACCCTGTACGATCTGGGTTACCCCAGATGTAACGGGCTTGTAGCTCCAAGCAGTTCCTCCTATACTCGTCCTGTAGCCGCCGACCTCGTATCCACGCACAAAACCCTGCCCGAAGGCGAGGGCTCCCTCAAGGCTACGAAGGTAACCTCCGACGTCGAGAACCCAATCGACAACGAAGGAGTACGGTAGCAGCTCCCAGGCTACATTAACCGGATTAAGGCTAGTGTAACCGAGGAGTTGCTGCTTCGCCGAGTTCAGAATCTGAAATTCGCCGACAACCATGTAACGGCTTCTCCACTGGCTCGTGAGGGATTCACGAGAACCAACGAAAAGGCCGTCATCACGGGTAGTCTGCGACCAAGAACGATCTCGGGTTTTACCTTTTATCACAGCCAGCTTGAAGAGACGTCTGTGCATGACGGCATCAAAAGTGCCAAAAACGCTATTAACTAGCGGTTTGACACCATAAGTGTACGCCAGCCATTGACGTGCGATCCAACCAGTACTAACTCGTTTCCGGATCTCTCCGGCAGCGAGCTTTCCTGGTGAGAATCGAAGCCATTCGTCGGGAACTTTCACCCCCTTCCGGGGGACCAAAAGACCGGTCAGAGGCCCTATAGAAAAGTCATCAGCGGTAAGCTGACGTCCTTTCCTTCGGAACTCCGATCTGGTTTTCCCTGTTAAGGGACCGACGATATGGGCTACCCTCAGTACCGACATGTGAAAGGTCCGTACTTTCCCTAGCAAGACTACGACATCACCGAACATCTTCTTGACCTGGTGCGCCTCAGCAATATCAACAGCGAGATCTAACCCGCTGCCAGCATTGCCTTGACGTAACTGATCATAGAGATCCCCAATAGCAGCGTTTCGCAACACTGCAACATTAGGGAACACCGGAAAATCGGCGAAGTCAAACTGCTTGCCAACCACGAGCCTGCTATCAACTGAGTCTTCGCGAAAATAAGACCCTAGATAGCCGACTCTATAGTGCTTACGGAACTCATGACTGTTCACGACGGGGTCGTTCCTAAGGTTAGAATCGACGATCACAGACAAGTCCGAAATACCAACCTGCGGCCGCGTTTCCGTGACCGTAGTCTGGTGTGTGGACTTGTTGTAGACCGTATCGGTCCTTATACCGAAGAACGGCACCGCGTTAGTTTTCATGGTTCCTCCGCACTTTGCTACACCGGGGCTCCCGTCACAAGGAGCACTTGACAACCGGTGCCCCACATCTGATTGTCAATGTGGGGGAGAGAATGGCCTGGATTCCTTACAACCTACCATTCATAGTGGTCGAGGGCGACTAAGAGAGCTCGACGCAGCTTGTACGCCTGAGTGAGGTCTTTCTTGACTTCACCAGTAACGATACCATCTGCATTTGTGCGCTTAAAGCCGTGGGCATATCTCAACATCCAGTGCTTGTTAGCCTGCATACGCAGCGCCGCCATGATGCGAGACCTATAGAAAGGTCCAACAAGAGGCTTCGCAATGTCTTCAGGACGAAACAAGTTAAGGAGATAGAGATCACCGTCTTCTTCCACGTTCTCTACGAAAATATCACATGTAGTGACATTCCCATAGCCATATCCGTTAAGGATATCAAGAGCATCAGCCCAATCGAACGGTACCCCCTCCTGTATATTCATAGATGCGCGAAGCGCAAAAACGAATTCCCAGGCGGTGGCTTCCATTTGAGAGAAAGCTTCAGCTTGTGCGAGTGTGAATGTAACTTTCATGCAATACTCCGTAGAGGTGAACGGGAGGTCTGGGGAATC